CAACGTGTTCTTTATGTTTAGTAGCACATATTTCAACCAATTCTTGGAAACTAATATATCGTTCTGCTAATTCAGGGAATTTCTTTAATATACCCTTTTGACCTAATCCTTTTACACCCTCTACTTTATCTGATTGGTCACCTAATAGTGTTTTATAAATAATAAAATTTTCAGCTAATATACCAAAGTTGTCTCTTACTGTTTGAGGTGTATAATATTCCTTTTCAGCAGGACGATACAACGTAACTTTATCGTTTACTAATTGAACAAAGTCTTTATCGTTGGATACTATGAAAACTTGGGAATCGTGTTTATTAGGCAATATATCACTTAAATAGGCGATTATATCATCGGCCTCTACCTTATCTAAACTTAATGTTTTAACTGGTAGGCATTTTAGATAATGAATTAGTCTAACAATTTGGTCTACTTTAGCATCATGTTCTTCTTCTAAATTTTCAAATACATCCCAGTTGGTAATACGAACTAAGTTACGACCTGATTTATATTCAGGTAACATATTTTTACGATTAGTTGAAGAACCAACACCATCAAATACTACATAAACAGATGTTGGATGGACTTGATTTATTAGCGAGTTTAATGAGCGAATAAAACCTCCTAGACCACCAATGTGAACACCTTGTTCGTTCACAAAATTCATCATAGCAAAGTTCCTAAAGAACAAATTTAACCCATCAATAAGCAACACTCTTTCGTGTGGGTTGGCAGGAGAAGACTCCTGTTTATCCATTTGGTCTAGGAGGTTTAATAGTTCACTCTTTTTCATACCGTAAATGTAATGATCTTTTTGTACAAAAGCCCGATTAATCAGGCTCTTGTTCAAAAACATTTAATGTTTCAAAGGTTTCATCTTCTTCAAAAATGTCGAAGTCCATTCCACCTAAAACTTTCATCCATTCACTAGCATGTTCATCCTTATAGGCCTTAATTTCTTTATCAGTGTCATTAATAAAGCCATGAGGAGTCATAATGATTTTACCACGAGTAGTAATACCATTAATGTGGTTTTTGTCAATTTGGATGTTGGTACGTTTAGCAAATTCAACTTGTTTACCGTCTTTAATTGCTTTGATTTTACTTGTACCAGCATTTGAAATATTACCAAAAGTAATTACAAACGTAGCATCAAACCACATAGCAAATCCCCCTTTGTTCATCAACTTAGGTTGACCCATAGGTACTTCTGCTTTTGCTGTCCAAACCTTATTTACACATACTAATGTATTAGTATAAGGGGATGATTCTTTACGTGATAATGTAATTTTTTGGTTAATATTGTTACCAAACTGTGTAGACATCGCACCTGCATTCCATTCATTATTGTTTTTATTTGATTTAACAGATAGTTCGCAAGGAACTGAACCGATTGAATCCCAAAAGAAACATAAATCGTAAGGCAAATTACCTTTTTTCTGTTCATCTAATAAATCAGCAATGAATACTGCTACGTCCTCGATTGTGTTGATTGTTTCTCTGTCAACATACAAGAAGAAACCACTAAAGTTGTTTACTTCTCCTGTTTCCTTGTCAACATCCATTTCAACCTCAAGACCCATTTGCATTGCGTGTTCCCAATTCCACTTCATCTCAGTGATAATGAATACTGGTAAAATACCCATTTTTTGAGCATTAACAGCACCTTCAATCATTGCTGTTGTTTTACCTGTATCACTATGTCCTCTCAAAAGAACAATGTGCCCGGTAGGAATACCAGGCACACTAGTTACTTCTTGAAAGGCTGGACTAAGTGGAATCCACTTTTGTTCTTTAAACTTAACGTTGCCGTTAAGCATTTTTTTCTCCTTGAATTTATCAAGGTTAAAATTGGCTTTAATCTCTTTAGAGACTGCTGCCGTTAGCGATTCGCTTTTCTTAGTTCTAGCCATAACTTTAATTTAAATAATTAGAAAGGTAGATCGTTGTCGTCCTCGTCTTCAAACAATGAATCGAACTGATCTGCTTTTGATGCTTTAGGAGCCATTGGTGTTTTCAAAGCATAAGTCTTAGCATTTGTAGTTGCTGTTTCTTCTACTTCTGGTTCGTCCTCATCATCAATAATTGAACCTTCTTCTGGTTCTTCTGGAGATAACCAATTTTGTAAAACTTCTTTAATTTCTTCGTAAGTGCGCTTACGTTGAACTTCCAAAATATTGGGTTGTTCACTAAGGAAAGTACCAATCAAAGAAGCATCTGCACTCAAAGCAGTAGTTTTAGGTTTAATACGGATAGATGTTTTCAATCCTTGACGACCACCAATATCACCTTTAACGGCTTCAACAGTAAAGTCTCTACCTTCGTTGATGTCTGTGTAATCACCATAATCTTCATCATCTGCAATACCTAAAAGCTGCATGTAAATTTCTTTACCAAATTCCCAAAGGCGCACACCTTTTTCTTCTTCACCCCTAACAATAACGGGAGCATAAATCCTCATTTTAGGGTCCAATTTTTTAGCTAATGACCAGTTTTCTTTGTCATTAGTTTTTCTCAATTGAGCAGCAAATTCTACGATTGGGTCTTTTTCACCCCAGTTGGTTAAAGCAAAAATAGGAAATTTTCCAAACCCATAGTGTACAAAAACCTCTTTAAATGGGTTTTTAGCATCTAATTTAGACGGCACAATACGAATTTGGTACTTGCCTTCCTCTTTTGGTTTCCAGTAAACTTTTGAGTAATCAATTTTTTCTTTCTTGCCTGTGTTGTTCGTCGACTGTAAAGCGTTTAGTCGTTGTTTAATAGCATTAATATCCATGATTTTAATTAATTAGTTTAATGTCGGAAATATAAGAACGAGGTGTTGGATAACCAAGTTAAAGTTCAACAATCTTATAAACTTTTGTATTCAATTGTTTCAACTCGTTATGGTTGGTTAACAAAATACAGTTTTTATAGTGTTGCCAATTTACACGGTAAGATGGATCAACCACACCACCGTTCAATTTTTTAATCAAATCATTCAAAGCATTAATTGTATATAAGGTATTTGTCTCTTTTTTCCTATGAACCAAAATAGTGTTCATTGGAATACCTTCTACATTGCCTTGTTCTACATTGTATGTAATAACATACTCATCTGTACTTTTAACATAAAGTACAAACATTTTATTATACATGATTGTATATGCCCTTGTTAATTCACTTATTAAACTTTCTAAGTTTTCTAAGGGTGTAAAAGTGCAAAATAACTTATTATTCAAATCTGTTGTATTAAAGGGTTCAAAATCGTATCCCTCATACATATAGTCATTTTCTTGTAAAATCATATGTTTTTCCATAACTTGTTTTTGTTTGTAATTTATATTTATCAAATATTTGTTTTATTTCATTTTCTATACTCTCTTCCCCCTCACCTAGCTCAAATAAGAAACTATCATAAGTGTAAAGCACAATCTTGGTTTTCCTACCCTTCAACAACTTATGTATATCCATCAATATATAAGTGTTCATAGCACTTTCTACATTCTGTAACATGTAGTTAAAAAGTTTCTGTGGATTCATATTTTCCAGCTCACTTTTTTTAAGACAGTAACCTGAAACAGGTATAGTAACTTGTCCTGTATTATTAAATGTTTCCCAGTTTGTTGTTATGAATTCTTTTACTTGTTGAAAAAATTCAAGGTGCTCATACTCTTTAAATATGCCTCCGTATAATTGCTTAAACGTGATTTCTTTTGCCTCTTGGTAACTTGTACCGTAGAGGTCAGCAAACGCTTGGTGGACATCTTGAACGCCAAAATCATAGGCAAGCAAGCGACTGACAATATTAGGATGGTATGCACTAATATCGAACTCAACAAACCCATGACTCGATATGAAGCTTCTCCTTGAGCCATTGTCTTTGTTTATTGCTGCGAAATTAACGCCATTAAAAGAGTTACTTGGTCTACGTGTTGTTGTAGCCAAATTGTAACTTGTGTAGATTCGATCATCATCGATTGAATAAAATTCATTATTGAGTTCATAGTGTTTATCAAATTCATATTTGTCTATT